TTTGGAGACTCTTATAGGATTATTGAACCGTTTACCTCTATGTCCGAGACCACTTCGTTCGGTGTTACAATGAAGGCTCTTAAAAAATTTGGATGGGATGTTGCTTCTCCCAAAGATGGAAAGATTCTGTGCACAAAGACAAAAGTAACGCACTTTATTTCAGGCAAAGGAGAGCCGGGAATCTCTAGAAAAAGTGTGACCCTAAACCTACCAAAAGTTCTGGCTGGTATTGTTAACTTTGTTAAAAGTACCAGAGTTAAATTAGCTACAGCAGCAGGGGATCAAATTACAACTTCAGTAAAAAGATATTTTGACAATATAGAACAAAAAGATGCCAAGTATGATGCTCCCATAGGAATTAAAGCAAAAATGACAGCCAATGAATATCGCACCGCTTACAAATTTTTTGATGCACAAAATTACTGGGTCGGAGACGTGGGAGATCAAAAAATGGCTGCGGATTTGAGCAAGTTTTTTAAATCAAAAAACATTAATTTTGAGTCTTTTGAGAACTATTCAACTTATGTTAACGACTCCATGGAAGACTTAATGAATAACATCGACAAGTATTTGGTGCAAAACTATGTTATTTATTCTCGGCATCCCATTGATGTGTTTAGAATGTCAGATCATCAAGGAATTCAGTCATGCCATTCTCTTCCAAGTGAGAAAGGAGATGACAGGTTTGATCAATATAACAAATGTGCCCTCTCAGAAGCCTATGGGAACGGAATGATTGCTTATGTAATACCAGCAAAAGACTTTAAAATGTTTCCGCCCACACAAGAGTCTCTAGATAGCATGAATGATGAAGAAATTTTTTATGACAAAAAACGACCAGATGCCGGAGAACTAGTTCCCACCTCCAGGATTAGAATAAAAAACGTTGCTTTTCATAAAGACGAAAATTCTGAACCAATTAGACTTGCTGTCTCTCAAGGAAAGATTTACGGACCACAATATCCAGGCTTTGTTAATGCTGTAAACGATAAGATCTCCACAGCACAAGAAAAGCAAATTAAAGAGATCATCAAGCAAGGTTCAGAAGACTTGGGCAAGCCAACAATCTTTTTGTCTAAGTTTACAAGATACGGCGGAAGCTATCAAGACACAGGCTATTCTGTCGCACAAACTTTACCGATGTTGTTCCGCAAGTATTCTAGAGATCTTGTGCTTCAAGGTAGTGCTGTTAGATATGAACCAGACGTAGAAGAAGCACTAATGGGCACAATCGGACAGAACGGCGCTGAGGTCATGAGACAAAGGTTGAATGAAATTTTTGATGACCACATGGGCGGCTTTATCTCATTCAATTGGGATGTAGAAGAAGACTATGATGGTGAGCCATACTACCAATGGAAAATGCTTGTAACTTTTTATATGAACATTCCGGAAGAAGGCACAAACGGCTCAGAAATTGAAAACGCTGTAGTTGATGCTGCTGATAGTTATTTTCCGGACTACTACGGTCTTCCGGAGACTGACAATGTTTTTGTTTCAATAAATGATAAAGACAAGTGGCAAATTCAATTAGTTTATGATGGAAACGATTTTGAAGAGACAGCTTATATGGACGGGTTGGAAAGAAATCTTCCTGATATTGTTCAAAAGTTTAATGTTTTTGATCACTACTATGAAGATGGAGCCATTCAATATATTGAGTACCAACTAGAAGAGTATGGGGTCATAGAAGCGGAAAGGTATAACGTCCAGAATGTTATGCGAGATTTTGGCCTCCCCGATGATTCTTGGTGGAATGAAGACGAACGAGAGATGGGAGAAACAGACTATTTTGGCGGAGAATATCTTGAATTTATCGCTTTTGAAGACTACACCAGTCTAGAGATTGAAGAAATTAAAGAAAAGATCCCAGAAAATATGAAACAAGCGGCCTATAAACACATAGCAGACTTTTTAAACCTTGTTACAAAGAGCGACGAACTCGCAGGTAAACTAGCATTAAGCCAAGACACTTGGGATAAAATAAAAGACCCCGGCATTGTCATAACCTATGATGGCAGTACACAAGATTTAACACCAGAGGAAGTAGCGGAGCAAGACACAATTGACCTCAAAGCTGGTGTCAGCATGTATAATGACTATCCAGTTCAGCGTTTGCAAAAAACTGCTTACTTTCTTAAAAACAAGGCTAGCATAGACGATTTGAACGAAAGAATTCTCGCAGCACTTGAAAAATACGTTGCAGATAAATTAAAAGGACAGCAAAGTGTCACCGAAAACAAAAAAAGGATGAGAATACATGTCAGAAGATAACAAATGGGACAAGCCGGCCTCTCCACCACCTCCAATGTTCTTTGGAAAGAAGGAGCGAGATCTCGTTAAGCAGGTTAATGATGAAATTATTGAGAGAGTTGTTGGGCAGCAAGTTTTATATTTTCCGATTGATATTGAAACAACAAACTATCATCCTTTATATGGAGAAGCTGTTGAGAAGACATTCCTTCCGCCGGTCAGAGTTCACGCTCTTGTGGAATTTCAAGGAGTTGAAACTTCTTTTATGGACAACGTTGCTGTTGACAAAGCAACTAAGATCAAAGTTAACTTTCATAAGAGAAGATTAACGGAAGATCAAAACCTTTTCGTTAGAGAAGGTGATTTTGTAAGATACGGAGAAGTTTTTTACGAGATAGTTAAATTAATAGAGCCAAAACTGCTATTTGGCCAAGTTGAGCATCGTTTTGAAATTCAAGCCGAGTGCATCAGAGCAAGAGACGGAGTATTCAATGCCGAATAAAGTAGAAACATTAGAACCATCAACAATTGAGACAATTGATCTTGGGATATATCGCTATGTCAATGAGAATTTAGATCTAAGCACAACAACAAATGAGGGATTTAAGAAAACTCCCGTGATTTGGCTTGGAACAGACCGACTTTTTCAAGTTAAAAACAACAAAGAGCTGAGAGATAGCGTTGGAAAGATAAAGTTGCCTATTATAACAGTTAATCGTGACTCAATTGCAAAAGATCCGTCATTTAAAGGATCATTTCAAGCGCATTTATTTGAAAATTCAGACTACAAGGGTGGGGCAATAACGAGAGTTCGTAGAATACAACAAGAAAAGACAAGAAACTTTGCAAATGCCGACGTAGCTCGTTCCAGTAAAGATTCACGTAATACCGGAAAGTCCGATAATAAAAAAATTGTATACGAATTTATGACCTCTCCAATCCCGACATATGTAACAGTTATGTACACAGTTGTCCTGAGAACTGAGTATCAACAACAAATGAATGATCTAATGACTCCGTTCATCACGAGAACCGGTCAATTAAATTCTTTTCTATTTGAATATGATGGACATAGATACGAAGCCTTTATTCAGTCCGACTTTTCCGAGAACAAAAACACAACCTCTTTAAACGAAGACGAGAGAATGTTTGAGACAAAAGTGTCCATTAAGGTGCTTGGTTATTTGATTGGGGAAGGGCCTAATAGAGATAAGCCGCAGATAACAATTCGTGAAAACGCTGTTGAAGTTAAGATTTCTAGAGAGCGAGTTATCGTTGGAGATAAGGTTCCATGGAAAAAGAAAGACAAGGACTATAGAGAATAGTTCCTTTTGAGAAATAAACATACTATTTATATGAGAATATTAGTTTTAAGGAGAATTATTAATGCCTAGTAAATTTGATTTTATATCACCTGACATCCTTCTACGTGAAGTTGATGAAAGCCAAGTGCCAAACGAAGTAACCGATGACGGTGCTTTGATTATTGGACAATCTATAGCAGGACCTGCTATGAAGCCCGTCAAGATAAATAACTTGAACGAGTTGTATGAAGTTTTTGGAAGACCACAAAGTGGCAAAAGCAACGCAACAGATATCTGGAGAGATGGAAACACAAAACTTCCAACTTACGGACTCTATGCTGCTCAAGCATGGCTTGCATCTGAAACTTCACCTGTTACATTCGTAAGGCTTCTTGGAGAAGATCAAGCATCTTCTAAGCAAGGTGGCTCTTATGTAAAAGCTGGTTGGACTCTAGATCACGCTGTAAGTACAACAGTTGCTAGCAATAAACTTGCATACGGTCTCTTTGTAGCACCTTCTGCTTCTACCGGAGCAGCAAACGGTACATTGGCTGCTATTATCTATACATCTGGAGCTGCACTTGCTCTCAGTGGAACAATCGCTGGAACAACAAGTACAACAACAGCCTCTGCTGGTGTTATGATTAATTCAGATAGTACATCAGGACAACCAAACACATTCAAGCTTGAAGTTCACACTGGACCTGCCACAAGTGAATCATTCACTTTTCACTTGAATGACAATGTCCAAGACGGTTTCATTCGCAATGTTTTGAATTGTAACCCACAGAAATTAACTTCTACAAACCAAGCCACCACTGAGAAATATTTCCTTGGTGAGAGCCACGAAACAAATGTCAAAGAGATTGTAACAGATACATCTTCTAGTGCTGGAAAGCAAGTCGGAGTGCTTCTTCCGTTGGCTAGTGGTTCTGCTTACTGGGCAGACCAGAGAAGAGAAGCAACAGCGGCTAAGGCTGGTTGGTTCGTCAATAGAAATCCAAACCCAACAAGCGGATATGCTTCATATGATTTGCTTAATGCAGACAAATTGTTCCGCCTTATATCTCTTCATGATGGAGAGTGGTTTCAAAGAAATTATGCTGCTGTTATTCAAGATCTTAAACTTGGAACAGTTACAAGCCCAGACTCTACATTCACAGTTGGAATTCAAAATCTTGAATCCGGTCTTATTGAAGAAACTTTTACCGGATGTAACTTGAATGAAAATTCAGAAGATTTCATCGGTAGAAGAATTGGTACTCAATTCCAAACTTGGGATCAAACAAACGACAAGTATATCCTTAAGGGTGATTATCCAAATGTTTCTAACTATGTTTATGTTGAAATGTCTGATGCTTGGAAAGCTGGTCTTTCTGATACTTTTGCTCTTCCGTTTGGTTTCTACGGACCTGCTCGTCCAGTTGGGTTTACTCTTAAAAGAGAATCAACCGGGCCACAATTGCACGGAGATGGTACAAATGCTGGTGTTAAATCAACAGCTACGATTACTTATACTGCCGGCATGCAAAATGGTGATAAACTAACAATTACACATCCAGCATTAGGAGACTTTGTGATCAACTTTGTTAATGATGCTGGTGGTTCAACAGACACTGCATTTACTAGTCAGACGGCAAATGTCAATCAACAATCTGATGCGACAAACAGTACGCTCACTGCGACTAGAGTTATCGTACTCTTGAACAAGATTCCCGGTTACTCTGCTGTGACAGGTGGCGCTGGTGTAGTAACTTTTACTGCTGATGAGACAGGGCCTTATTGGACTGTAACATACGGTACTGAAGTTGATGGCAGTTCTGTTCAAGCTCTACCCACTCCAACTGCTGGTACAGATACAGACGACACTGTTCACGCTTTTGTTGACGATTCTAAGTCTAGCTCACTTGCGATTGGTCACACTGCAGCAAACGCGTTTATTAACACCCACTTATCAAACGTTACTTCTTCTTACAAATTCCCAACATTCCGCCTCACAGAGACCGGAACAAAGAATGGTGGAAACTATAGAAAAGAAGATTACTTTGGTGTTAGACACGCTCGCGATAATGATGCGAACACTTCTGCTATCTTTGAAGGAAAAGATTATAAAGATATCGTTCGTGCTCTTCCTGCAGGTTTGGATATTTTTGCTAGCAATGGTACCTCAACAGAGACTGCGTTTGTTTTCTCTCTAGATGAAATCATTGAAGATACAAATGGTAAGTATTATTACTCTTCCGGATCTCACGCTGCTCAAACAGCTGTTACTTCAAACAGTGGAAGTAAAAACCTTCTAGAAACACAGAAAGTTAGACAATTCAGAGCTCCATTCTTTGGTGGGTTTGATGGTGTTGATATCACTTTGGTTGATCCGTTCTCAAGTGCAATCGCTCTTAGCGGGAAAAATGAAACTAGTTCTTATGCTTATTACTCTGTTAACAAGGTCATTGATCTTGTATCAGATTCAGAGATTGTTCAATACGATGTTGTTTCAATGCCCGGACTTACCAATACATCTCTTCAGAGAGAATTGATAGAGAATACCGGCGATAGAGGAGATGCTCTAGCTATAGTAGATTTTGATGGTGGCTATCTTGCTGCACACGAAAACAGTGGAACACAAGTTCTTCCTACAGTCAACGGAGTAATCTCAGATGCTAACACAGCTGATTATAATTCAAGCTATGCTGCGACATACTATCCACCGGTCAGACTTGGTGGTCTTGATTCTGGATTGGTTGTGCCTTCTTCTGTCGCTGGTGTTGGAGTTCTTGCTCAAAGTGACGCTGCATCTGGTGCACCTTGGTTCGCTCCTGCTGGATTTAATCGCGGTGGTATCCGCAGACTCGGTGGAAATAACGGACCAAGAGTAGCTCAAGCAACTGAGAATCTTAACAAAGCAGATCGTGATGATCTCTATCAAGTTAATATTAACCCAATTGCTAACTTTCCGGGTGAAGGAACAGTTGTATTCGGTCAAAAGACTCTTCAACAAACCCCTTCCGCTCTTGATCGCATCAACGTTCGTCGTTTGATGATTTATCTCAAGAGCCGCGTTGGTGCAGTTGCAAGAACTGTTCTTTTTGATCAGAATGTAAATGCTACTTGGAACCGATTCAAAGCGTCAGCAAACCCAATCCTTGCGGATGCTAAGTCAAGATTCGGTATTTCAGAGTACAAGCTTGTTCTTGATGAGACAACAACCACTCCTGATTACCAGGATCGCAACATTATGTATGCTAAGGTTTTCATTAAACCAGCAAAGGCAATAGAGTTTATTGCTATCGATTTCTCAATTACCCGTTCCGGAATTGAATTCTAAACTAGTTATTAAAGATTATAGGAGAAAATAACAATGGCATTTTGGTCAACAAACGATGTAGAACCTAAAAGAAACTTTAGGTTCCAAGTAGAAATTACAGGCTTGGGAGAAAACTCTGTTCTCTGGTGGGCAAAAACAGTGACCACACCTGCTTTTGATGTCTCAGAAGTAGAGCACAATCATTTGGATAATAAATATTATTTTCCTGGGCGTGTTTCATGGAACGAGGTGTCTTTGACTTTGGTTGATCCAATTTCTGTTGATGCTGTTCAATTGACAAATCAATTAATTATTGATTCTGGGTATGTAATACCCGGCAGACCTCCTGCTAATGCCAGTGATAAGTCAACTCTCTCTAAGACAAAGTCCACCGGGGCTGTGGGAGATGTGGTTATTTCTATCTTAAGTGCAAGTGGAGTACCTATAGAAATATGGACACTCAATAATTCTTTCATTAAATCTGCTAAATATGGCGATCTAGATTATTCCTCGGACGACTTGAGAACAGTTGAAATGACTTTCCGTTACGATTGGGCTACTTGTGTTAACACAGGCCCAGACCAATTTGTTCCCACTAGCTCCTAGGGGAGCATAAATGTCTTTTTGGTCTGATAAAGCACTTGAACCACTACGAAAGTATAGATTTCAAGTAACATTTGCAGGAGATGTGCTTTGGTATGCGAAAAGCGTAACAAGGCCAGCTTTTGACGTTAGTGTTTCTGAGTATCAACTTATCAACCATAAGATAAAGTATCCTGGTATTGTTACATGGAACGATATCGATATTGTTATTGTTGATAGTGTTGACCAAGGCAGGGGTAAAAATTATTACGGTAATCTTTTAAATTCTGGTTATGTCTTTGGAGGGGAAACTCCAGATGGGATAATGAAGAAACCCAAGCATACGAACACGAATGTCACAAATGTTTTAATAGAACAACTAGATGCAGCCGGAGAGGTCCATGAAACATGGGAACTTATTAACCCATTTGTAAAGTCAGTTAAATTTGGAGAACTTGATTACTCCTCAGATGATCTACTTGAAATAACAATCACAGTTGCATATGACTCAGCAACATTAAACTAAGAGGTATAAATGAGCAGAAATAAAGATAGACTCGGAGGACACACTCCGGAGCCAACAGAGGCACCACAACAACCGGTAGAAAAAGCTTTTGATCCATTAAGCTTTGTTGCACCAACAGAATTTGTTGACCTACCATCAAAAGGAAACTATCCTGAAGGACATCCACTTCATGGACAAGAAGTTATTGAGATGAGATTTATGACAGCAAAAGAGGAAGATATTCTATCTTCACAAACTCTCCTTAAAAAAGGAATTGCAATTGAAAGAATGATTGATTCACTTATTATAAATAAATCAATCAAAGCGCAAGATTTATTGGTCGGAGACAGAAATGCTTTGGTTATTGCTGCACGTATCTCTGGATATGGGGCAAACTATAAAACACAAATAGGATGTCCTTCTTGCGGAACTAGAACGCAATTTGATTTTGATCTCACACAACAAGAAATACATGAGTCATCCGTAGATGAAACTCTTTCAATGCAAAAATTAGACAATGGGAGTTTTACTTGTAAGATGCCCTATTCAAACTTCAATATTGTCTTTAAGTTGTTGGATGGCAAGGATGAACAGTATTTGGCTAAACTCACAGCAGATAAGAAGAAAAGAAAGATGAACGAGACAACCCTAACAGATCAGTTCAAAATTATGATCGTCTCAATTGAAGGTCACAGTGATAAGTCAATTATAGGTAAATATGTTGATAATATGCCGACTTTAGACAGTAGACACCTCAAAGCATGTTACAAGGTGGCTTCACCCGATGTGAAGATTACAAACAATTTTGAATGCGGTTCTTGTGGATATTCGCAAGAAATGGAGGTTCCGTTTAATACGGACTTTTTTTGGCCTGACCGATAAATACTCCGAAGCTCTTTATGAACAAATATTTATAATGAAGCATTTTGGTGGATGGTCTTTCACGGAGATATATAATCTCCCAATTGGTCTTCGTAATTGGTTTTGCGAGAGAATGCGAAAGCAGTTTGAAGATGAAAAGAAAGAAATGGAAAAAGCAAACAAGAAAAGAAGATGATGCCCTAACGGGCATTTTTTTATGCAAACTAATTAGATTAAGGAGAAATGTATATGCTTGTTATTGACTTAGAAAGGGCGAAAGTAACGCTAAACGAGACTTGGGATGAAATGTTGGGATCTTGGACAAAGACCATTCTCAAATATATGTACGGAAAAGACGTTAATATTGTTGCAAATCTCAATGAAGAAGAGCAAACCACAACAAAATTCAAGATCACTGGAAAGTATCAAGATGTTAAGGCATATGCTGTTGCAATCTCTGCGGAAAAAGAATTCCTTGATGCATTCAAAGAGTTCGGAGAAGGGCATCCGCAAACTATGGCTAAAAGAGAAGAACTAAGAAACGAAGTGGCTAATTTTGAAAGAACAACCGGTCTTAAGTGGCCTTTCAAAGACGAGGATTAAATGAATGACTCAAGAAGAATTAGAAGACAAAATTAAAGCTTTAGAAGAAAAACTGGCAAAGTATGAAGAAAATAAAGAAGCGACATCATCAGATCCCAAGGTCATAGATGGTCGAATAAAAGAATTGGAAGTGACTGTAGCGCAAAACAAGGCGCTTGGTGAGTATAACCAAATGTATCAAGCACAAATTAAACTACGAAAAGAACTTGAGAAAGTACAAGCAGCTAGCACTGCTGCTTCCGCAAAGATCACCGAACTTGAAGAAAAGCAAGCACAACAAGGTTTAACGGCTGATGAGGAAAAATTATTAAGAGTTTCTAGACTAAAAGTCGCTCAATCAAATGCATATGAACAGAGAAAAAATGAACTTCAAGGTATAACAGATTTAGAGGATGAGAATTCTGCTGCTCAGGAAAAAAGACTAAAAAAAGCCAGAGGTTTTTATGAAGATATAGCGGTTAAGATCGGCTTAAACTCTAGAGCGGCCAACGGATTCATCAACAAGATGACCGAGATGGGAAAAATGTCTAAACAAGAAAAGGCTCAAGCATTCAAAGATACGTTTTCTTTTAAAAGAATGGGTGCGGCATTGGCAATGTCGGTTCTTACACAAACTATGAAGCTTACAATGGCTGTGGATAAGGCAACGGCTGCTTTTGCTGCTCAAACTGGTGCTGGTCGTGCTTTGACCGAAGAAATTATGGCAATTGGTGGAGGTTATCGTAATCTCGGAATTGGAGCAGAAGATGCGGGTAAGGCTGCACAGGCTCTATTTAGCGATTTCACTGGCTTTATGCAAACTTCACAAGCTGGTAGAAAAGATTTAATGCTCACCGTGGCTTCATTGGAAAAAATTGGAGTTTCCGGGCAAACTGCATCAAAATCCTTGCAAATAATGTCAAGTAACTTTGGACTTTCAACAAGACAAGCCTCTAAAATGACCAAACAGTTGTCGGTTGCCGGAACAAAGATTGGTATCTCGGCTTCTAAAATGTTGGATGGGTTTGTTGCTGCTTCAAAATCTCTTGCTGTTTATGGAAAAGACTCAATTAAGGTATTCACAGACCTCGCAGCACAAGCAAAGGCTGCTGGGACAGAGGTGTCTTCACTTATGGCAATAAGCGGCCAATTCGACAAATTTGATACCGCAGCCGATACTATTGGTAAGTTAAATTCTATCCTAGGAACACAAATGTCAGCAATAGATATGGTTCGTATGAGTGATGAAAAACGTATTGAAGCTCTTATTAGTTCTGTTCAAGCACAAGGTATGGCATTTGCAGATATGGATAAATATTCCCAAATGGCTGTTGCAAATGCCGCTGGTATAACCGATATGGCCGAGGCTCAGCGAATATTTGGTATGTCTGTTAATGATTACCGTAAAGGACTCAAAGAAGCAGCCTCTGAAGAAGAGTTTAATAACCGATTAAAAGATGCGATGGATGTTTTCAAGAAACTAGAAATGGCAATGAAGAACTTTGCAATTCAAATCGCTCCATTGGTTAATTGGATTGCATGGGCAGCACAAGGGCTTTTAGACCTCAGCCAAGCTGCTGGAGGCGTCCCTGCTATGATTATTGCGATTGTTGCTGCTGGATATATATTGATGGCTTTCCTTCCCGGACTTATTGGGTTGATTCCTGCTCTAACTGGTGCTATTTTTGCAGCATTACCGGCGCTTGGGACTATAGGTACTGTTATAGGAGTCGTGTTGGTTGCTGCGCTCGCTGCGTTGTCTATTGGTATAGCAACATTGAATCTTAAAAAGCTTCAAGCTTTGGGCTCTATATTTTCCGGACTGGCTAAGATCGGAGAAGTCAAAGTCGCCAAAAACGTAATACTTGACACAGCAGATGTTCTTGTGGACAATCAAGCCACCCTTAGACCAATTCTTGGGGATATGGCTCTCATATCAACAGGGGCAACAACACAAAGCATAACAAGAGCGACCACATCAACCGCTATAAGTCAATTTGCTGCTAATTTTGAAAACGTATTTAAGCCGAATGTGATAGTTAAGATTGGCGATGAAACAATTACAGACAAAATCGCAACAATTGTTGATAACAAAGCAGTTGACACCGGAGCAGCATAATGAAGACACTTAATTTATCAGATGGAAAAACAATATCAGGCTATGTTGGTGCAACTAATGCTCAACTACAGATTATGAGTGTTCCAACACAATTTTTGCTTATGTTTCCTGCTTTTTTAACCGATTTTTCTCAAACGTTTGACGCAAAATGGAACACAGAAGAAGTATTTGGAAGAATGGATCCAATAGCAACATATCAAGGCACCAAAAGAACAATGTCTCTCGGGTTTGATTTGCCGGCTGGGTCAACTGAAGAAGCAAAGAAAAATCTTGAAGGATGCTCGGAACTAATAAAGATGGTTTACCCTGTGTACAACAACCAAGACATCTTGGCAAAGCCACCATTGGTTAGAATACAATTTGCGAATTTAATTAAATCGGATATTGGGATTGATCATGACGGGGATGAAGAGATAAGTAAGGATTTTGTGAATGAGGCTGGTGATCGAGAATTTGAACTTATTGATAATGAAAACGCAACACCAAAAGTATTCGGTCTGCTTGGGTGGATAAGCGGTCTCTCTTGGAAACCAAATTTGGAAATGGGAATGTTTGCAGCCAACGGAGAGCTTTATCCAAAAGTTATTTCACTGTCTTTCTCGTTCAATGTTCTTCACGAGAAAACCCCAAGCCAAAAAAGTACAGGAATGTTTCCATTCGGAGGATAAACTATGTCAAGATATTTAGATAGAAAAAAAGCAATAAACAACAAAGAACAATACGATAAGATCTTTGAGAAGCGAGGAATTCGCGAGATCACACAATATCGTTCTCCAAAAGCAACATACATAAGTGATGAGCAATTAGCGAAGGTTGAATGCCACAATGTTACTTGGTACTTTGGTTTGTCTTATGAGAAATTAGCCTCTGAATTCTATGCAGATCCAACTCTTTGGTGGGTCATAGCTTCATTCAACAGAAAACCAACAGAGAGTCATATTACGATGGGAGAGACAATAAGAGTGCCTAAATCCTTGGCTGATGCTCTACAGGTGGTGGGCTAATGGGAGAACTTTTAAAAGATGCAAAAGCTAAAGCTGCAGACTTTGACGCCCAACCTCTTTCAACACAGGCTTTTTATCTATACTCTGCGTATGAGCGTCCTGGATTTTCTGACTACAATTGGGACGAAGAAGATATAAGTTTTGCAGATGATATATTTCAAGATCTAGAAGATACCGCAGTTAATCAAAGCAAAAAATTGGGTGGTGAAATTACACCGATTAAGATTGCTGCTTATTTATTTGCTGATTTTGATGCCAGTGGTGGTATGATATCATATTTTGCTAAAGAAAAACCTAGTATAGCTCCCAAGGTTGTCAGTGCTTTTGTTAAATATTCTGGTGCATATATACAAATGACACAGAAATTAGGTGGAAAGCTTGCAGATTCTAGGGTTTTTGATTATATTTATACCAATAGCGACCAAGAAAAGATTCGGAGAATAATTCAAAAAACCTTTTATTATTATGAAAATGAAGGTGTTATTTTTAATGGATTAGACTCTGCGTTGCGAGATTATAAATTTTTTGATTTTAAAAGAGAACTATCTTTAAAGATAAACGAATGGCTTGAAACAGATCCAGTCATTAAAGATTTATACCAAGTTAATACAGCTTATATCAGCGATGGCTATGGAGGTGAGGGGAAATTTCAATATTTTTTCGGCTTGACTTCTGAATCAGTGAAAGAAGGGGCTCCAGAGACAAAACTTTCAGGCGAATTGGCAGATAAAAAACAATTTCAGTTAACACCTGAACAATACGAACAGTTAAACAATGTAGGGTTTACACAGCCCACTGCACGTTATATTAATTATACCACTGGTCTCACTGTGGTTGAGGGTGTTTCACCAATGAATGAAGTAAGAGCAAATCAGAATTTAGAAGTTGTTGATTCTGCGGCATTTGAAACGTCTAGGTGGTTTGCTTTTGGTACGGATGAAGTCTTTCAAAACTTCATAAGACAAGCTTATTGGGCTATAGCAAAAGAATTACTTAGGACACATGCACTTGTTTTATTAGATAGCGACGAAGGAAGACTTGATAAAGTCGCCTTAGAGACTCTCTTTAGAGACGAAGTAACAAAGTGGGTCAACAAAAAGAACAAGGACTACGGAATAGTAGAGTCCAGTATTGATAAAGGTCAGGTTGGGTACAGATTCGCTCAACACGTATTGAACAACATTAGAGCAAATGCATTAATTGATATTCTAAAAAAATTTAAAAGCACCGGTGGAACTTTATCCGCAGAAGAATTGAATGACTCATTTGCGAGTGCAGAAGAGCTAGTAAAAAACAAAGAAGAAATAAGCGGTAATGACACCGATACTAGAAAACTTTCCGAAGAAGATATTGAAGCAAAACAAAAGTTTCTTAAACAGTGTCTTCTTATGAGTCGCCTTGGGTATTTAGCGGAATTGAACACAATGCAGATCCAAGGCAAAACAAACCCAATTCACAGCAAAAAACCATACAAGGGAAGGTTGTATTTGATCGATGAATTAGACATTAATAAAGATAAATCTTCAATAATCAATAAATTATTGATACCAAACAAAGAAGCGATAGGATCTTTTTTAGATATAAAACCAAGTGAGCATGCAAGTCTTGTTCCAAAAATAAGATTAGTTAAGGTTTATTCTTCCGGTGGTGTTTTGGAAGAGCACGAATTTAAATTTCCAAAACATTCAAACACAAACAGAGTGAATAATTTATCTTCTCCTGGAGTTTTTGATCGGGGAGCAGACTTTGGCGTTAAGGAGTTTTCTTTTTCATTTGACGGAACAACACCAGCCACGGCAAAAAATGATATTACCGCAAATCTTAAGCTTTATTTTCAATCCTTTCAAGACTTTGTAGAAAAAAAAGCAGCAAATGGTGGTCATCGCTATGTTGATCTCTTGATTTTACCCGCGGGAGATAAAGGAACCAAGAAAGGTTCTGGGGCCGCATCTCCATTGCAATATGATCCCTCCTATTACAGAATCAGAGCAGATGTGGGCTGGGAAGCAGAGTCTGCTCCAAATGCAGCAATTAAAAAAGCAATACAGAAGATAAACAAAACATTTTATCTTAACATGGTAGATCATGAGATAGACATAAGGGATGACGGCTCTGTTGAAATAAACGTTTCTTATAGAGCATATATTGAGACTGCCTTAAAGGGGACAACTTTAGATGCGCTAGCTTCTCGCGAGGCTAGAGAAGCCCTTGCAAAAGTAAGAGGAGATTATAATAAAGTGTTGAAGAAAAAAGCATGCAGTTTAAAAGAATTAACATCAATAAGAGGTCAGTTTCTGCAGATAGAAGAAAACTTAAGAAAAAACTCCTTCCAATCAATTATCAAGAGATTAATAGAGAATAATTTAATGAACTACGTTCAAGTTGCTGGAGAATCTGCGGTGTCCTTTGAGCGAACTGGTTTTATTGTTAGTCCTGCGATATTTGTTGGCGATGAGCCAACCGCTGCCGGTGAAACAATCGCAAAAAAATCAAATCCGAGAGACTTTTCCTTAAAACAAAACAAATTCAAAGATGTTAAATTATCAAACAGCGGTGATAATAAATTTATAAATTATTTTTATTTGGCAGATCTTTTATATGTTATTCTAGAATGCCTATACGAGCCGGATACAGGCAATATCAATGAATCTTACGTTGCTGGTACAGAAAACTTCAAGTTTTTATTATCTTCCTTCCAGTACACTAGTGCATTTGACCAATCTCAAATTGAAAGTGTTAACCTAGGAAACATCCCAATCTCGGTTGAATTGTTTAACGAATGGTTTACAGAAAATGTTATCAAACCAGAAAGAACATCTTATCCAGTTATGTATTTTATAAGAGATTTAACCAAGTTTCTTATAACTGAGATATTGCTTGAGTCTTGTTTTAAAAATGATCTTGACAAAAGATTACAATTCAAGACAACTAGTTTCTTAGGGAAGAGAACCAGAGGAGAATGTCCCATATCAAGTATGTTGGGCAGCGACGTCATCCTAGATGTTGGGCCAGCATACACAAAAGGTGATTTGCCTTTATCTGCCGACATTGAAGGAATAACAACACCAGTAAAGGACTTGTTTAATTATATAACAATTTTTGCAGAAACAACCCGAGGAAAAACAGATAAACAAGGAATCAAGACTGATGATGAAAAAAATGGAATAATGCATTACCAGATTGGAAGAGATCGCGGTATTCTTAAGAAAATCAAATTCTCAAAAACAGATATGAAATATATTCGTGAGGCAAGATTTTTCCGACACGGTGCTGATGGACTTATGCAGATGTCTGCTGTGTATAAAATCTCAATGGATATGGTTGGTAATACGCTATATTATCCCGGAATGGAAGTGTTTATTGACCCACGAGGATTGCTAGGTGGTGGAAGAGAATTTGATCCCACAATTGGAGGTGAGAACCCCTCAATCGCAAACAAACTTGGATTTGGTGGATACCATCTTGTGACAAGCGTAAAATCCTCAATCGGACCCGGTAAATTTACTACATCTGTTGAGGCTCTTTTCTCATATAATGGAGATAATAACCCAAAGAGTACCTTGTTGGGATCTGGGGATGAGGTGGCTGTCCCTTCTATAGATAAAAGCTTTATCAATGAATCCCCGCAAACAACGGCACAAAAGACTTATTGTGACGCAATCAAAAATAATTTATATAAACAACTCGCCGCAACTGGATATGGATTCCAGACGGCATATGATTCCATTGATGAACGAGCCGCAAGAGAAGAAGCAGAAGAAACAAAGAAAGCCGAAGAAGCAGCCATTGATGATATATTTGCTGATCTTGGGCCAGTATTGTTTTCTCCGGAGACCGGTATTTACACAGAGGTGGACACAGGTATTAAGTTCAAACTTGTTGGCGGAGAAAAAGTAATTGTTGGAGATGAATAATGGCCAAATTTAAAGCAAAAAACGCAACAAAATCAACAACAGTACTTACCGTCAATAGACGAAAGTATGATATTCAAGCATTTCCGGAGAATAATTCCCTCGGACCTGTCGGCGTTGTTGACTTCCTATTTGCTGAGAGGAACCTTTACGGAAGAGTTGACCAAAATTTAAACGTAGTGGTGCCCAATCAAGATTCTTTAAAGACCGTTGTCTCAGGGGAAAATCCAACCGGAGTTGTCCTGATGAACTTCGTGGCAGATCAGTTCAAGGACTTCCAGAGAACTTTTGAGAGAGCATTGAATGGAGGAAAGATAAGATCAGATGATGATTTTCTTTCAACTCCACAAGCATACGGAACATATAAGAATCCTAAAGTTGCTTATGAAGAATATTTCTCTAATGTTATGATTAATTTTGAAAATATATTTTTGAACAGAAGAAGAACTTTGACTGCTGAATCTTATTTTCAAGAGTTTATGGCCTATATTCAACAAATAACTCCAACCTTTCCAATAACCTATACGGCATGGCATAGAAGCAAGAATTCCAGTATTTTTCATTCTGGACTTGCAATAGATTTATCTGGTTTAGCAATTGATGTTGATGAGCTAAAGGAAACTTTCATAGAAAGCGAAAATTTCCCATATTATTTGAACGTTTGTAATAATTTTGGTTTCTCCGTTATGAAAAACTCGCCGTGGATCATTGTTGCAGATCTAGCCAGTCCCTCATCTATAATATATCATGAAACATACAACTTGTCAAGTATAAATCAGATATTTTCTGAGAATTTTATACAAACGAATACTTTAGATGTTGATATACTTAAGAGAAATTTATTTAATTCTTACAATAGATTTGCAGATAAATATCCTTATGAAAAGAATATTATAACTTGTGGAAAGAAATCTATAAAGAGTAATATAATAAGAAATAATATTAATATTAATAAATTTAATATATTATATAATAATAAATACTTTATAGAATATTATAATAATATAAGGTATTTTGAAGAAAATACTGAGTATTCAATATCAGACAGAAACAAATTTACAGCAAATGCAAAAAACTTAGAAAAAACATTTGACATATCCAGAGCAATAGGTTATATTAATGAACAGTACAGAAGTGTTTACAAAAATAAACCTGGAGGATTAAACCACGTACTAAGAAAATCGGAATTAAAGAAGAGGTAAATGTGGTAGTTTGTCTCTTCAGCTATGGAGGGCAAATGATATTTCAAATTTTAGATGACAAGCGAGACTGTTTAGGTCTCTTTTCAAACGGAGAGTTTTACTATGGACACATTAAGAGAGCATTTGAGAAGACTTGGGATTGGTCACCTCATCTATCAGATGATGATTATGAATATGCTCGGATTTGGTGTGGAGGTAAATCACTTGAAGAAGCTTGCCCTCAACATTTGTCCGAACGACTTGAAATCCACAAAAAGAAAGTTAAGAATTTTGTAAAGGCAGCATCAATTGCAAAAATTAACATTGATGATGTATGTTTGTTTGATATCATCCCAGAACAAGCGTTGATTCATTGGTGTCAAGTTAAAAATGAAATTTGTGAATATGTGTTTGAAAATCATACCAAACCATCAAATCATAAGTTTATGATTGATCTCAGTAAATTAGTTCACGAAATTTCCAATAATCAGGTAATTTTGAATCAAAACAAACTATTTAACTACCAGAAGACCGATCATAAGGCTAGATCTCTTTGGAAGAGTTTTGGAGGCAAAACTTCCTACATTTCCTACGATATTTATGGTTCTGTGACCGGTCGTCTAACAACAAAACCAAACTCTTTTCCTATTCTTAATTTAAAGAAGGAAATTGCAGATATTGTTGTTCCAAAGAATGATGCATTCATTCAATTCGATTTCAATGGTGCCGAGATAAGAACTCTCTTGTCTCTATCCGGCGAACCCCAACCCAAGGAAGATATACATGAATTTAACGCAAAAATACTTAAATGTTCTCGTGACAAGGCAAAGAAGAAATTCTTCGCTTGGTTCTATAATCCGAACAAGAAAAACCAAGAGCTAGCTGAATTTTACAAGCGAGACAAGGTTTTAGAGAACCATTACATAAACGGTGTTGTTCAAACACCATTCGGTCGAAGAATTGAGACAGACGATTTTCATTCGTTTAATTATTTGCTTCAATCATCTTCTTCCGATAATTGTTTGGCTCAAGCAATCAAGATAAATAAATTTCTGAGCGGAAGACGATCTTTCGTCCATTCTGTTGTGCACGATTCAATAACTATTGATTTAGACAAAACAGACAGAGATCTAATTACTCATATAAGACAAATTTTTGAAGACACGAGACTAGGACACTTCAAATCATCAATGCACATTGGCAAAAACTACAGAGACATGGAGGAAGTGTGAGCGTATTAATTGGATTAGGTAAGGCGGGATGTGAGATTGTTAAAGGATTCTCAGATTCTCATAAAAAAATTACCATAGATGCTGGTTCGGAACTTCCAGAGTTCAGCTCACCAGAGGATTACGACCAAAAGCTGACGGATTACCGCCATTTGCTTGAATTTGACGAAGATGAATGTTTTTTCTTCGTTTGTGGCGCCGGAAAAGTTTCCGCAGCGTCATTAAGGCTTTTAGAATTAATTCACGACAAGAAAATCAACCTAGTCTATATCTATCCCGAAGAAATAATGCTGTCTCCAACTCAGCGAAAGCTAAACCGAGTTGCTTTTAATGTTTTTCAAGAATACACCAGATCTGGCCTGTTAAGTTCAATGTATTTAATGTGTAATGAGTCAATAACTGACATGCTGCCGCACATCACCATTGATAACCTCTACGAGCACCTAAACGAAGCCATAATTAACGTGTTTGAGAACATAATCTTCTATCTACACCAAGACCCGGTAATGGGAGCCCACCACGAACCTAAAGACATTTCTAGGATTAGAACTATTGAATATGGGGACTTTAACACCGAAAAGAAAAAACTATATTATCCGCTTGACAACACAACTGAAACATGTTATATTAATATTGTAAGTGATGATGAGATGAAAAACAATAAAGAGCTTCTTTCTCAACTTAAGCAAAAAATAATTGAAGATAACGAAAAACAAATTCTATCTTCTTTTGTTGTGTTTAAGTCTGATTATGAACAATCTTTCTATTATGCAATCAGATTCACTCACTTTTTACAAACTAGGTGACATATGATAAATATTAATGGAATAAGACTGCCGGATAACACCACAGCAATTAAACTTGAACCGTCAAGCCTTTTGGATAAAGCGGTTGTAAAATATGACAAAGAAAAAGACATTCTGCATTATAGTGTACAAGTTCTGATTGAATGTTTCCAAGAGGACGGAATGACTTACGAAGAAGCGTGGGACTGGTTCAATTATAACACTGTAAGAACCGGAGACTACGTTAAACAATATCCAGAATTTATTTACGAAGAAGATTAAAACGGAGGACATAATGATAAAGACGCTAGCGACAATAGTAATCATCATCACTGGTTACTATGCGATAACTAAACGCCATGACGAAGCAACACAGAATAGATTAGATCAAGTTTGTTTCGAACGATGGGGTGAAACCACGATCGGATCAAGTGCTTATACAGATACTTGTCTATTCGCATTTGGCCAAGTACTCAAATACCACAGCGAATAAAGTTAAAATAAAACTTGACAAATTCTCCCAACATGTTATATTATAAAGGTAATCAAAAAGGAGGAAAAAATGAGTGATTCAATCAAAATTCTCGAAAGTTGGGAAGACCTGAAGGAGTTAGTAGCGTCTTTAGAACTAGATGTTCACAAAAATGCAATCGGAGTCAAATCCGCAGGTGTAAGAGCCAGACGCGGACTAAGAAGACTAAAACATGCCTCTGCTGCTCTGGTTAAGTTGACCTTAGAAGTTGAAAAATCTAAGTAATTCTTTCAGCATGTTATATTATAAAGGTAATCAAAAAGGAGGAAAAAATGAGTACATTGTGGCTAATTGACATAGACGGAACAGTCTGCGAAGACATTCCAAATGAAACACCGGAATTGTTTGAGACAGCAAAACCGCTTGATGGTGCTTTAGAAAAAGTTAAAGAGCTTTATGAGAATGGAGACCGTGTCACATTCTTCACAGCAAGAACTGACGAACATGCCGAAGCAACTGAGGCGTGGCTGGACAAGCACGACTTTCCATATGAAAGTGTGTGCTACAACAAGCCGAGAATCAACGATGGTGAAACTTATCACTGGATTGATAATCGCAGTGTGCTAGCAACTTTTGTTCCGGAAGGATTAAAATAAAACTTGACAAATAACAACAACATGTTATATTATAAATGTACAACAAATGGAGGAAATATGGAGTACAAATTTTATTGTGATGAATATCACGAAGGTTTCCTAGGGGAAACTACTAGTAAGTTTATTAACTGGCTAAACGGAACCAGCAAAGAGTTTTTTATCTGTGAAGAACAGTCAGAATATTTTGAATACATTGATTCAATTGAAATAGATTCTTATTTGGATTATAAAAGAGGTTATGAGACAAAACTCTGCATTGTTCAGTGCAACGAAACCAAAGAATATTATGGGTTTGAATTTACAAGGTACCACCATGGTGATTCGCACTGTGAAGACTGGGGAAAATATGATAGAATCAAAACCAGACCGGTTGTGTACAAATATAAAAAAGCATCATAAAAAACTTGACAAATAACAACAACATGTTATATTATAAAGGTAATCAAAAAGGAGAAAAAATGTTTACTATTTTACTAACCCTCTTGGCTTGTGGCGAAGAGAAAGTTGATGATTCTGCGGCTCCTGTCGTAGAAGAACAAGAAGAGATAGTAGAAGACACTTCTTCTGCTGAATGATGGAACGGTTTTGTTAGTTTCCGGAAAAAAACTTTCACTTTTTACTTGACAAACTTAGTCAACATGTTATATTACATAAGAGACGCAAAACTCCCAAACAATTGCACTGTGGTTACTAACTTCACCGGTGAAAAAGTTAAAAAAATTACTTGACATGATGGACATTTCATGTTATATTATAAAAGAGTGAATAACTCAATCTCATTAAACATTGGAGGAAAAATGAGCAACAATACTACTATTACTACACAAACTTACCGAGG